ATACCGAAATGCTAGTTATTCTGCCTACAAACGGAGGGTGTATAATGGTCCACCCGTCCTACTTTACACCGGACCAAACCCGTTTGCTCACCAACGCATTCCCATACTCCATCTTGGTTACATCCCAATCAAAGGGGACGCATACGGCATAGGTGCTATTGAGTTTGTGAGTGACCTTTGTGAAGGCGTAAACGTTTTCACAAATATGATTACTGACAACTGGAACCTTGGAGTCAATAAGCGTTTCGCTTATGACGTTACAGTTGATATTGACCACGACCAACTTGACATGGGTAACGTTCCTGGCGGAAAAGTTGGAGTTGTAGGCGACCCTAATAAAGCAATCATGCCCTTTGGTGATTTTACACCTAACCAAGGTGACTACATGATTATTGACCTTTATAAGGACATGATTCAAATGGGGTCTGGTATTTCAGACTTCTACAGCCAAGGTACCGGGAGTTCAGGTGGAAATAGAACAGCAAGCGGTATCTCTCAAGTTATAAATGAGTCCGGCTATATTTTTAAGCTATTTATCCGCCGTTTTGAACTAGAAATTTTGCAACCTATGGCTGAAATGGTTGCCTCTATGATTCAGCAGTTTGGCACTAATGAAATGGAATATTCCATTACTGCTACGGCTCCTGAAATACCCAAGTACGGACGAGTTAAGCTTGAAGACCTTCTTGGTAATTATGAATTTGATTTCATCGCTGCGAACTACGCAACAGGTAAGGTTGTTAAGCAGCGCAATTTAATGGCCTACTATAACCTTGCAATGCAGTCGCCTTATGCAAAACAGGGCGAGTTCCTTCGTGAAATTGGCCGTTCAATGGAAATTCCTTTCGTGAATCGTCTGTTGAAGACAGACCAACAGGTTCAACAAGAATCTCAGCAACAGCAAGAGTCTCAATTCCAGAATGCCCTCATTGAACATCTACTCAAGTTTGAGACAAAGGCAGCCGTTGAACAAATTAAGAAACCGGAATTCATGCCAGCAGGTTCAGTGCCAGCACCGACTGAACAGGTAAAGCATGGAGCAGCAATCCAAGATATCGTTGAAAACTATCTTGCGGATACTGCGGACCAGCTTTTTGGCTTCCAACCTGGAACCGAACCAATCCACCCGCCGGGACGTGAAGGACGGCCCCGTAAGGGACAGTTTGAAGGACAAATCCCTGGAGGGAAGCAAGAAGACTCAGAACGTAGCTTCGCCCAAAATATGGGCGGGAATAGTTTAGGAACGTCAGGAACATAACATGTCAAACCACTTTGGTAATACAATGACGACTAGCTCTAGTTCAGAAATGTATGCTCATTCATTTCAAGCAACACACGATGAGGTACATGAAGGACTATCAGGTACTCAACCGATGATTAGTCAACAGGACCAAATTGCCTCAGTTAGTTATCGTCCTGGAGATGTTGCAAAACCTAATGAAACCGCAGGTGAAGTTTCGGTCGCGCTTCCATTCATGTCACCTGAAGGTACTTTAGGATTTCAAGATTGGGCAGTTAATAGTTGGGATGCTGAAGGACGTACTAAAACTAATCCTGGTATCGAAGATTATAAACACGAACCATCTGTTCCTAATCCGTATTTATTCGGTGCCCTACCTACTTATGCATCACAAAAACTTAATAGGCAAAAAGGAAAATAAACATGGCCTCATGGACAGAATTTGATAATGCAGTTAACGCCGCTCGCGCAAGTGACTTGGTTGCTAAGAAATGGCCTGATGCGGCGGCTGGAGCATACGGTGGAGCTAATGCTGGTCCCGTTGAAAGTTATAGTGGACTCGATGAAGCGAACTCTGCTATCTCCAAGCCACGACAATATGACCCGGTTGCGTCTCCTGACGCCCCACGTTCTGGAGAGAACTACCTTGGCTCCGGTCCACGAATGGATACGTCCGTTCATGCTCACTTTGGACAGCATTCTTCGAGTAACTTTGATTCAGCAGCCTCCAATACATGCAGTGGAGACGCTCAGATTGCTAAGTCCTGGCCTGACGCTCAAGGTGGAGCACTTGGTTCTGTAGCTGATGAATATAAAGACTAACCATGCCTGAAGTGAATCAATCAGCTATTCAAGGCGAAGCTGGAACAGGCTACGAAAACGAAGATGGTAAAGGTGAGTTTACCTGTCGTAATTGCGAGTACTATCAAGCCAAAACTAGCTCTTGCGGCCAAAAAGACATGATGGTCAAGTCCATACGTCCACGACTAGCAAATGGCCGAGTACAAGTTGAAGCGAAAGGGTGCTGTGAATACGTAGAGCGAATGGGTCTAGTATTCCTACGATAATATGCCAGTACCTAATGAAGTAATGCGTTGGCAACTTGAACAAGCTGCACAAGTACCACAAGACAATAATAGGATGATAATTGAGGGCATCGACGAACCTACTGAAGAACAACGTGCTGCAAGAGATGTTCAAATCCAACAGCGCGGGGGTTTATATCATGATACAATTAGAACTAACCGTATAAAGAATCCAGTTAAGAGGGCATAAATGTTTACAAGGTTGCGGCAATTGTTTGCACCGAGGGTAGTTTATAAAGTCGTTGAAATTAAGACTCCAAGACCCATTGTCAGGTGGGATGACCATACCAAGGACGCAGTTTCAACTCTAAGCTCGCATCCTGGGTTCATCGCTCTGCTAGACAAGCTAAAGTTAACTAAGTACCAACTAGAATCTAAGAACAGCACTCAATGGAAGAAGGACTTGCGTGAAGCGGACTTCCTACAAGCTGGAATTTTCTGGTGTGGATGGCTTGAGGCTGAAGTTAGTAAGTCCACCATTAAAGGGTCCCAGCAAAAGTATATTGACCCTCTTGCTGAGGAACTTGCAGCTTTTAAAGAACTAGACGCTCGTATTGAGCGGGTAGGTATGGATGAACCCTCTAAATCTTGAAATTCAAGACATTATAACAACTGCAACTTGGGATGACCCATTAAACAATAACGACCCAAATGACCCTTTTTATGGATTACCATTCGGTGATTCACAAAAGGTTACAGATATTATGTTAGGTTCGAATTTAATCGCCACAAGCGATACGCAGTAAATCAAATGTCTCACAAGGACTGAAGATGTCAGAACTAGACCAAGTAGCCCCTGGTGGTGTTGTAGATTTAAGTAAAGCTCCTGGAGGCTTAGACGATGCAACATTCGATTCGTTGTTCCCTGCGGATGGAGTGTCTGTAGCTGTAAAACCCGCCCCTGTACAACAGGTGCAAAATCAAGGAACGCAGCAGACTCAGCAAACTCAGACGACACAGACCGCCACACAAGCGACGGCGACTGGACCCTTTATTAAAGGTGATAAGTCTGTTTATAATTCGCCTGAAGCTGCCATTGAAGGTATTAATCAGAAGGACGCTCTCATCGAGCAGTTGCGTCAACGATATGCCCTAACGACTGGAATTGACCCTATTACAGGTCAAGCTGTTGGACAGTCGGCTCAAGTAGTTGATGATTATACTCAGAATCCTAATAAGTATCTAGATGATTTGTACGCTGCTGCCAAGCAGGGAGGCCCACAAGCCTATACTGCTGTACAACAGAAGCTAATCATGGATACTTTAAAACCCTTTGCTCCTGTACTCAGTAACTTGGCGAAGAACCAAGCTGTTGAAACGGTAGCTAAGGAAAATCCTGAGGCAGCGAAGTTCATAGCTTCGCCAAATTATCAGAAGACTATGGAAGCCAATCCAGACTTAGCTTCGGCAATCGCTACTGCTGAATCAGATAACCGATTCTACTCTCGCTTGCCAGGATTATATAGACTTGCTTACTTGGCAGGCCAAGGGATGCAACTTCCAGAATTACTGAAGGCGAATGCCTCTCAGAATCAGACTCAAAATCAAACCCAACAAGTTAGAACTACAGCGCAGCAAACCACGCTGAATCCATCTACTGAGACTGCAAAACCCGCATCCTTTAGGGATATTGGTGGTATCAGAGCTACTATTGCCCAGATGGAAGCGAGAGGGGCCAAACTAGATTTCTAATATGGGTCAAATAGGACTTTAAATGTTGAATAAGATTCTTTCCCTCGTCGGGATTGTACTTGGTTTCGGTGACGATATCGTTACGGTCATTACCGGGGCTTCAGGTACTCCTGGCCCTGCTGGTTCGCTTGCTAGCGACCAACAGACTTACTTTAGTGCAAAGCTGCTTGAAGTTGCGGTCTTGATGACCGTGCTCGACCAGTTTGGCGACAAAGACCCAATTCCCTCGAATTCGAGCAAGAGCATTCAGTTCAACCGATTGGAGAAGCTTGCTACTACGACCTCTCCGACTCAGTTGGTTGAAGGCGTCATGCCGGATGCGACTGGCTTGGCTATGTCGCAGTTTACCGCAGTTGCAGAACAGTACGGCCTTGTGCTGCGCTTGTCTGACCTTGCGGAGTTGACTTCTAAGCATGACGTGGTTGGTCGTGCATTGTATGTTCTCGGTCTGCACGCGGCTGAAACGTATGATATTCTTATTTTCAACGTGCTACAGGGCGCTACTTCCACGTATTTCCCCAACGGTAAGACTGCAACCACAATCACAGCGGCTGATAAGCTCGGCTACGTTGATTCCACGGCTATCCATGCGAACTTGATGGATGCTGGTGCTCGTCCGTATGACGATGGTAACTATGTTTTCGTTGTGGCTCCTCAGGTTCATGCTGTTCTTCAACAGGACCCTGACTGGAAGGCATCTCACCAGTTGTCGAAGCCGGACAACATTTGGCGTGGGGAATTCGGACAGCTTGCTGGCTTCCGGTTCGTTAAGTCGAACGCTCCTGGGTTTGCCCCGGTTACTTCTGTGACCGCTGGCCGTGCGAACAAGGCTTATTTCTCGTTCGCTATCGGGCGCAATGCTTACCAGATTTCTGACCTTCAGAACCT